AGTATTTGGATTGTTACTGATAGAAATGGTAGCACCAGATCCACCACTTTGTACTTCTTCCTGAAGATCTTCGTCAAAATAAAGTAACTCAGAATTTGGAACGCTAAAAGTATCTCCTGCTAAATGGTATAGACCCTCATTTTCTACAGTAATAGAAGTTAACTGTCCGCCAGTAAATTCTAGGGTAAGTTGCTGTTCTTGACCACTCCCACTAGATACTACATTGATACTGCTATAAACACCATCAGTATATCCAGAACCACCACTTTGAATTACAAATACTGGAGTTCCTGTAGTAAAGTTTGCAGTTACTCCCGATCCAGCACCATCAGAAACCAATGGAATGGAACTATAACTTCCTGTTAGATAATTACTACCAGCAGATGTTATATCACCGCCAAAAGATTCTACAACTAAATTTATAGAACCATTAGATCCAGAACCACCAATTACATTGACATCACTAAAATTGCCAACATCATAATTTTGTCCAGCGTTCGTAATAGAAAAACCAGCCGACGTTAATGTTTTCTTTCTTACATATAAATCTTGAAACGTATAAAATGCTTCCGTTTCAAGTCTGATTAAATCTTTACCATCAGATACAAAAGAAATCTGTGAATTGTCTGGTTTGTATAAACCTAATGTAGAATCACTAATAAAAGAAAGAGAAGGAACTTCTTTTGTACCATCACCCAATTTCAAATTACCAGTTTGGAGATCACTTCCGCCAGCGGAAATGTTCGATAGGATATCTCCAATCTGGTTAATCTTTTGCCTTTGAACCTCAAAGGTATCTGTTCTGGCGACGTTAATTGCTGGCATTTCTTACGATCTCTCTAAGAAGTAGTTTGATTTCAGATAGTTCTTCCTTCAAAGTATTTATGTCATGAAGAGCATTGGTCATTGTATGAGAAAGGTTGTTACGAGAAGGTTTATCTGTATTGATAATAGCTCCCGTATCAAGGTCACGAACCAAGTTATCGTGACCTTCTACTTTTAAGTATTTCATTAGTATGAAGCAACTGCTCGTAGGTCTTGTACTTTAGGAACATATGCTGGGTTTTCAGATTTCATAATAATCTTGACAGCAAATGAACTGAAATCTGGAAGATCTGAAGCACTATATGTTAGTTCTTGATAATCTTCTTGTTTTTCAAATTGACCAGAGATTGAATTTGCTGGAGTAGCAATAACATCAAAATCTGGATTGCCATCTTTATTGAAAGGAATCCAATTAGTATCTTCAAAATTGATAGAACTCGAAGCTTCTTTAATTTTGTAATATACTTTGACATTCTCAATATCAGGAAGGTTAACTGTAGTTTTAACCGTAATAGAACTGCCAGGATTGTTAATAGAAACTTCCTTAGTAACGTATTTGGCAATAGCAGAACTATTAGAAGAATCTGTTTCTGGTACATAATCAATACCAGTATCAAATGTCATTGTAGCAATCTCTAGGAATGATTCTGTTCCAGCAGTTGTCTTGATAACATCACCTTTTCTAAAGATATCTGCCTGCTGACTAGTTGAAGAAGCTAACCTTACATAAGCAGTATCTTCTGTGTTGCTGGCAGTGTAGTTGTTATTAATGGGAGCAAAAGCATTCTCAACCACAAGAATATTTTCTTCTGGATCCCACAGAACAATTTTGCCATTGATCTTGTTGTTGTAATCCGTATCAGTATCAAAAGGATAATAAGCAATTAAGTTAGATCCAACACTAAAGTTAAATGTAATTCTAGAAATGTTTCCAACTTGTAAACTGACATCACCAACAGTCTCACCTGAGGTGTTGATCAACGTTAATGACTCACTTGCCTGGAATTCTGTTTGTGTTCTCAATCTTATACGAGCAGTTCCATTTTCGTATGATACGACATATCCTTCTGCTTTAGAATTTTGTCCAACAATAACAGTTCCTGCTACAAATTGATCGGAGTTGTCACCAGAAACAGCTACAGTGATATCAAACAGTGGTAAGAAAGTTAGAATTTGATTTCTCTTACCATAACGATTCTCATAACCAGTGGCATTTTCTACACGGTTTGATGCTGTCTTGACAGAAGCAGTTCTAAGATCGACGATTGGGGAAACAGCAGAGTTTGTTGACTTAAGTCTCAACTTATACTTAAGACTGTCTTTAATGCCATTGGTAATAGAGTTAATGTCCGAAGCAACAATCTTCTGATTAATAAAGAAATGCTCTTCATTTAAGAAAGTTTGTTCATAGTCGGTTATAGAATAAGAATCGTAATTTGTTACACTGGCATCCGTTGGAATAACGTTAGTTGTTGAAACAAATGTATCAATCTTAGTTCCCTCTAGTTCTAAGTGAGGAATCTGAGCATAAAGTCTTTCATACTTTCTGTTGAAAGAAGCAATAACCTTATCTCCGCCACCAAGTACGCTAGAACCAGCTGGGTTTGGAGAAACAATGTTATAGAAATCTAAACCAGAGTTAGAAACTTTAAACAATCTTCCATTCAGAGTAGCACTTGAGATACCACCAACGTCTTGTGTATTAGCAAAGAACACATACGAATTGCCACTATCTTCAAATCCATTGTTTCTATGATTTACTTTAATAATAGAATTATTATTTTTGAAGAGTGGTGATGTGGCATTAGATGGAGATCTAACACTGGTTTCGAAAGGAGAAATGTCTAGCAATTCATAACCTAAAGAATCATTAGTAAGTTCTAGATTTCCTTCAGTAGCAATATCAAAATTAGCACGATATAGAACAAACTTCAAATCTTCGAACAAGTCTTCTGTCCAGTTATCTGTATTTTGTGACTTATAAACAGAACCAAGTAAAGGTTGTGTAGTAACTACATTGCTGGTAGCAATTTCAATTTCTCCCAACTTAGATGCCCAGAGAGCATAATCCAAAGAATCAGTCTCTACTACTAAAGCATATTCGGTATTGTTCTGTAGATAAACTGGGTGCTTAAACTTGAAGTTGGTTGGTGTAGTTGATTCAATATCACCTTCGAAGTCTGTAGCAATACCCATGCTAACAGCAGGTGTATCAATTTCAATGAATGATTGAATGATAGCACCAGCAGCACCAGTTCCTACACCTTTGATAACAACTGATGGAGCTTCAGTATAACCACGACCAGATAGAGAAATTTCAGCATTGTAAACCTTGCCATCAGAAACACCAACGCTGGCAGTAGCAGAAGAACCACCTGGAAGTTGTGGACTTTCAATTGTTAACGAAGCGGTTTCGTAATTGTCGCCAGTGTCGAGAACTTTTAATCTCGTAACCTTACCAGAATCTTTAGCAATAAAAATTCCTAAAGTGGTATTATTCTTAGCATTGTAACTAACAATAGAAGGAATTGATAGTGATTCGTTTGGAACAAATGCTGTTCCATTATGATTGCTTAGAACCAAAGTGTAAACTTGTTCTTTGTTTAACTCAAATGTAGTGCTTGACTCATCACCAACCTCTACGTTATTAGCGTCCAGTACCTTCAAAATAGGTCCAGAAGCGTTAGAACTAGTTCCAGATACATATTCACCCTTACCAATAGTTACCGTCTCTTTCTCGCCCGTTACATACACTTTTAAATATGTTTCTGGATTAAGAGACACTTGTGTGCCAGGGATAATATTCTTTCCTGGTTTACCAGAAACGACATCGGTCAAATATGCTCTTAAAGGAACGGAAGAACTCTTTTTCTGGAAGAAGAGATCTACACCAGTTGTCATCATACCAAGTGGGAAATTCTCAACCTTGAATGTTTGAGCAAGAGGATTTGGTTTGATTGGGTTGTCGGTATTGCTATCAACTAATTGTACACCCTCATTTGATTTGAAGAATGCTGCTTGTGTAGATGTAATACTTGGAGGATTGTTTGGAAGAGCTCCAGTAGCATAGAACTGAACTTCGGCATATGTATCAGCAGATGCTTTATCTTGATTTTGATCACTTGATGTAAATCTGATGGTCTTAACGCCAGTTGTAAATCTAACCTCTTCAGAACCTTCACTGTATGAAACTGTATCAACGTTACCAGTCCATCTGGTATTTGGAGTTGGTTTTAGACCTGCTGGAACTATAATGATACCACTGAGATTACCATTAGAATCTGTTACAAGTTCAGATCCAAATGAAGTTAAAGAGTTTCCAGCAATACCAGTAAATCTCGTATCAGGAACTACCCATCCATTAATATCACGACCTTCCATGAAGACGTATACTCTGGTATTAGGCTTCAGACGATTGACAACAAACTTAATTGGAATTGATCTAGCAAAGAACGTTACAGAACTAGCAATTTTCTTATTACCAACCTGCCTTGAAGATTGTCCTTTTCCTAGTTCATTATTTTGTGGACTGGTGTTGGAAGAACTAGCAACACTGGCAGTTTGTACAGAAGATTCTAGATCTTCACTATTGACATTTGCTAGAGATTCAATTGGCAAGAATGCCTGATCAGTACCACACCAGTTTACAATGAATGAATTGTAAATACTAGAATAAGCATCAGCAAGATATTCTTCTTTTGCTAAGTAAATAGAATTTAGTTTAGTATTAGAATCAGAAACAAGAGGAGCGACGGATTGATCATACCAAGAATCTTGTTGTGGAGTAATCACTGACTCGCCAACATATTGAATGACAACAAATGGATTTGGATTAATAGTTTTAGTAGCATTTTTGTTGCCCAAAACTTCTACTTCAGTGTATGGCAGAGAAACAACTCCATTCTTAATTGTGTAACCAGCAACTTGTCTTTGGTCATCTCTTGTGTTGATTTCTCTAAGACTTAAGCTATCTTCCTTAGATTGTGGTCTAAGAACAGATTGCTGAGTGTCAATAGCACACTTGTAATCAACTGATTTAAGATTTCCAACTCTATGTGCTTCGAAGTTATCTACAAGGAATCCACTCTTAAATCTTTCTAGACCAAGATCATCCTTGATTTGCATGTTCTGTGTTTGCTGCTCTAGAATGCTTAGAGTAGTGTAGTATTCAAGACGTTCGATACGCTTCTCTAACTTACCGATGTCCTTCATAGTATAACGCTTGTTATCAACTGGGATAACTCTTACATCTTTGCTGCTGTTAGTATAAGCAGGGATATGTAGATAGCAAAGAGAAATAGCATCATCAATTGGTTCTGGTTTGGATGGGTTGAGAGAAGAGTTGCCTTTCTTGACAACAAAATCTCCTTGCTTGGTAAGGAACAATCCATCAATACGATCAAGATACTGCTTCTCACTAAATGACATAGTAAAGATTAGATTTGTATCTGGAGCAGGAGTAGCAGAAGGAATGCCGCCATTACCAGTAAAGCTAATATAGTCGGTAGAATCGAATAGAGAAACAATTGAGTTATCTTGGAAACCAGTAATTGTAGTGTTATTGTCTACCTTTGGTCTAAAGTCAATACAATCTCTAAGTGCTACTAAACCATTTGCTTCTGAGTTAAACAAAGGAATTTCTTCCGCTGTAACACCAGCTTCGTGTACATAAGAATCAACGGTAGAGAAATCTCCAGCAGAATGGTTGAAGTAATCAAAAGCAATAATTAACTGACCTGTAGGAGCATCAAATCCAGGTTTTAGAATAATTCTAGAAACATCATAATAAGTGTCACGCTGACCATTGTCAAAACTAAACTTGTATGTAACGTCTGTTCCACTAATCAAATTACCAGATCTATCTACTGATGGTGGATTAGTTACCGTTCCTTCGTAAATATACTTTAATTTAAATACATCAGAATATGAGAACGTTTCAATAATATCAGAATCATAATCTTGACCTCTAATAGGAATTACACGGTCACCACTTGAAACGACAACAACTCTCTTATTTCTGACTACAGTTTTTAATCTAGGACGTGCTTTGTCGATCTCTACCGTAGCGGTTAATTTGAGAGTTGGATAGTTGCCATCAAGGATGGTTCCAAAGTAATTCTGTGGTAGTCCTTCAATTGCCAAAGCGCCAGCTGTAACTGTGCTAGCAGTAACTTGAGAATCTGTAATAGTGACGTATCTTGGATCAATATAAACAATATCACCATTTTCTACAACTGTAGAAGATCCTTTATCTAGTACAGTAATGATAAAGTTTTGTTCAGTAAATCCAACAAACTTTTGTGTACCAACTGGCAATTGAGCGGTGAAAGTTAGTAATCCACCAGCAGCAGAAAGTTCAGTTACAAAATCTTTTCTGATGTAATACTTGAACTTAGTATCGCTGGTATCACTAACTAAAGAAGCGACTTGCTTACTTCCTGTTGGGAACACCAATGAAGATGAAGAGTTAGCAATTCTTGGACGTAATTTAATAATAGTAGCATTTACAACATCTGCTGGTAGAGAATAATCGAGATAAATTCTTGATTTATCAATACCAGAAGGTTCGGTAACATATTGTACAACTGTTCTGATTACGTTGTTATCAGCATCGGTAAACTGAATAATGTCTCCCTGAATTAATCCAGTTAAGTTAGCACCAAATCCATTACACTCAAGATATTTTCCTCCCTCAGATCCAAAGAAACTAAAGTCACTAATTTGAGTGTATGTAGCATAAGATGAAGATGATACATCAATATCTGCTGTAAAAGTATAGTTATTGTATACCGAAGCAAATGACTTCACATTTTGAGGCGTGTAAGTCAGAACAGTATCTCTAAACAATACAGGAACAATAATAGCAGGGGTAGCGTTATCATCATCTCCAGTTAATGTAACTACAGGTGGTGAAAAATACTCAATATTACGAACTTTTTGATCTAAAATTACAGCAGATACAATTGCTGTTCCACTAGAGTTGTAAGACAAGTCGATCTTAGATTGATCATACTCAGCACCATTAATGAACATGTTCTCAGAACCATCATAATTAGCACCTCGCTTGGTAACAACAAAGTGTGACAGAGTGTTGTTCTTAGCAATTTTAATAGTATTGTTTGCTTCATCAATAATGGTTTCGCCAGAAATAAACTGTCCAAACAGAGTAGTTACAAACAGTGTGTTATTTCCAGAGAAATTTTCTGTAGTATCATTCTCAATAACAGCATACGCTTTACTTTCTTTTCCATAAATGTACTTACCTTTTGTAAAGGTGCCGTCTGCTATACTTCTATCTAAAGTTAGTTTTGTAAAGAATGTTGGATTGAAATAACTAAATCCAAATGTAGCCTCATAAGGAGTTTGTGTTCCAGATCTACCTCTAGATAGAACAATATCAGTATCTGGATTAAATCCTAATGCTCTATTGATAAGTCTAAAGTTTTTTGGTTTTGCCAAACCAATTACTGGAGTAATACTAGCATTGTAGTCTCTAATTGTACCCCATTCTCCCGTCTCGGAGAGCATAGCAGCTTCGGTTTGATATAGGTATTTCTCAAAAACATTTGGGAATCCAGTATCATACTCAAGCAAGAACTCATCTAGAATTGCCTTATCGCCAATAACAGTAAGTTCAGCAAATGTCGTTGCTGCTGCAATATCTTCTCTGGTTACTAATGATTTAGCAATCACCTCAACAGATTTGCCAAGAACACTTCCAGTTCCTCTTGTAGTGACAAACCATAAAGTGTTGGGAATAGCATCAGTGTTAGATGGAACTGTCCCAGAAAGTTGAACCCAAATAGTTTTAATACCAGTATTAATACCAAGTTGTTTTGATCTTCTATTAACAGTTCTCTTGTAATATGAAGATGCTTCTAGACCAGAGAACCCAATTGTGCCATCAGTAAATGTTGAATTTAAAGTTACAGTTGGATATCCTGTAATTGTATCGCCAACGTTGTTCAAAGGAACAGAACCATATACGTTGGTAATATTAAACTCTGGAAGTCCACGACTCTTTAGAGTAACGTTGTCTCTAGAAAGAGTATCTCTTCCTTTTTCTACTTCTAGTGGTTTCGACTCTTTATTAACAATTTCATAACCCTTGACATATGCCTTACCAGAACTTACGGTAAGAACCATTCTATCAGCAGCATCTACTTCACTATATCCATTAACTAGACCAGTTTCTTCACTGAGAGCATACACACCATTGTTAAATCCTTTCTGGTAGTATTCTCTAATAGAGTAATCAAAATCATCTACAACATAGTCTCCAGATTCGTCATAGGTTCTTCTTGCTAAGGTTTCTTCTAGTAGAGAATAATCTGCTGCTTTTACTTGTTTCTCTACAGATCCTTCTTTAATTTGAAGAAGTTGAATAAAGTTCTTATCTGTGTTTGCTCCATAATCAAACTTAGTTAAGGTTAGATCGATACTAAGTCTGTGAGCACCAGGAGCAGAAGCGTTAGAGAAACCTCTAGCGTTATCATATAAAGAACCATCTTGTTCTGGAGTTACAATATCTTCGTTGATTGTAAATCCAACTTTAGCGGAAGCTTTGTCATAATACTTATTAATAATCAGGAGTTGTTTCTGATTCTTGACAAAGAAACCATTTACAAAGTAAATACCTTCCTGAACTTCAACTGCAGTAGCAAATCCCATCGCTGGACTGCTAAACGAGTTAACATTTCCAGAGACAGGATCGGTTACGTTAATACTAGTTGGTAGAACACTACCATCAGTACCAACTACAAGTAGAGGAGTGTTGATGCCGTCAATAACTTCGAGTGTTTCGCCTTGTCTAAAAGTAGATTCATTATTAGCGTCACCACTAGTTGTATACTTGACAAACAATGTATCAGCTTCTATGTCAGACCCATATTCTGCTGATACGACCTTACCGACAACCCCCGAATTGATTCCCCTAAGGTCAGTATTAACTAGTTTTTTAATGTCATATTTTTTGTAGACAATTTGTCCACCTTCATTGACAGCAACCTCAGACACAGAAGACAATTTAACGAAGTCAAGTTTGGTATTTAAACCAACTTCACCAGGAATTACTTGCTGTCCTTGTTTAAACAAGAACTTACCATAACTCTCAATTTGATTCTGGAGGATCGATTGTAGAGATGTTAATTCCCTAGTCTGGATCGAGTATCCAGGTCTGAACAGAACTTTGTAAAAGTTCTTGTCAGCATCAAAATCATCATAATATGGTGCTACATTAAGATTAGTCTTCTGTGGCATGTTACTCCGCCAAATACTCTACATTATCGTTGAAGTATTTAGCGGAGTAAAAAGTAAATCAGAACTCAATAACGAGTTTGATATCTTCGATCTGGTCGGCAGCACGTGTGATGAGACGACGGTTCTCAACATAGATGATCTCGCCAGAGTTATTTTCGATCTCTGGGTTAGCAAGACCATTCGAGAATGTAACTCCACCGAGAGTCACGTTTGCTTCTACAGCATCATCAGCAGTGGTGATAACATCACCAGCAGCAAGTGAAGAAAGACCTTCAATGTTATTAGCTGATGCTTCGAAAGCTCTTACAACACCAGCATCGGTGTGAAGTGAAGGTGACTGAATCCACTTGAGAACACCAGTTCCACCAGGACCAGCATTACCAGCATCTAGTTCCCAAGAAACTACGGTGCCGTAAGCAAAACCACCAGCAGCAACAGTTTGACGGATTGTTTCATCAACCTGATAGTCAGCAGTAGCGTTCTCAATTCTGGCAGCATATACACCATTTAGGGTGCTGGTAGAAGCGACGGTTGTAGTACCGAAAGCATATGGATCCTTGATAATACCGATACGACGGAAGTCGTTATCAACAGGGAAGTCGCCAGATCCTTCAGCATAAGTTAGACGGATGTTCGTCATAACACGCTTGGCATTGAGCTCTTCTTCAAAGTTCGAACCGTGACCACCTTGAGGAGGTAGAATGACTTCAAGAGCACCAGTTGCTGTATTACCTACAGTAACAGCAGCACTGAAAGCGGTTGAAGTGTATAGACCATAAGCAGAACCAGTCCAACCTGGATCGCCATTTAGAAGACCAGTTTCTAAAGCAATAGAAGCATAAGTGTAACCAGAACCAGGAGTTACAACAGTTACTTCACTGATACTACCACCAACAACTACAACTTCAACGGCACCACCAGTGCCATCTCCAAGAATAGGAGCATAGTGAGTACCATTAGGTAGAGCAGTTCCAGCGTCTTCAACTAGAACAACATCGATGGCATTAGGAGCAGCTGTAGCGATTGCTTCGGTATCGATACGTGACTGGTTCGTTGGAAGAACAATTGGCATGAAGTCCGTAGACAGGAAGCGTAGTACGTCATCAGTTGGGATGGTGTACATATACTTCCAAATATATCCACCAGGAGCAGAAGCATCCTCGGTAAATTTGCCAGTAACAGCATCATAAGAACCTTGACCAGCAGAAGGTGTGGTCTTGGGTTCGTTAGTGGCAGTTTGACCGCTTGTGTTAGCAGGATTCTGACCATTGTAGAGGCACTTAAATACCTCGTACTGTGAGTTAATTAGATAGTACTTAGCGTCAGCAATGTTGGTAGCACCAGTAGCAGCTGCCTTACCAATCTGACCACCAGAACCAGGAGTTGTGGAGTAATCAGGCTTCCACATGTCGAATACTGGGTTAGCAGAGATGTCCCAGTTGAAACGACGGATTACGCTACGGGCGAAATCGGTGGTAATACGCTTAGCAGCAATGATATCATCATAGATATCATACTTTTCTGCTTGGTTGTCGAGAGGTACAGGGGGAACATCCTCTGTAGCGTAACGATAAACACCAGTCAATGCTTGAGCGCCAGTATCAGCAGTTCCATTCCACGCTTTGAGTTGTGAACCTACTGCAGGAGTAGCATTTGTGGTTGGACCAATTTGGAATAGAAGAAGTGAGTTTTCGTATACTTCTCTAATTTCTGCTTTAAAGGTAGCAGTGCCATAAGTAGCACCAACATATACTTCGTTGCCAACAACGAATGCTGTGTTATTAGCACTGAAGATTTCTAGGTAGGCATCCCAACGTTGAGGACGACCTACGAAGAAATACATCTTCGTGTCTTCTGCTTCACTCAGTGATTCTAGAAACTGGGAAGCATTAAAAATTCTAAACTTATCTGAGATGATAGCAGCCATTGATAAACTCTCTCGGGGGTGTGAACGTTTTGTCTGATTTATTTATATTTATACGACAGAGAACGGAATGATATCGTCCCCAACCGTAATGCTGTTTGTTCCTCGGAAGACCGTACAACCTTCAAATGATGTGGGGGTTTTAGCGGTATACTGTACCACTGTTCCTCCTCTTGTATATAGATAACCAGAATCAGCAAAGTATTCTGTACTCAATACGGTGATAGATGCTGGTATAGCACCCGACACTTGTGATAAAGCAACAGGTTGCTGATACGATGGGATGGCAAGATTAAATCTATCACCATTAGCAATTAAAGCAGATTGCTCTCTAAATTCGAAATCACGGATACTTAATGTTGGGTAAATGGCATCTAGATCTCCAATTGTTAATCCAGAACTAATACCAGAATCAACTAAAGCATTAGTTTCGAATGCTCCTAACGTGAGACCAACATTACCCAACGTGTAGTCTTCAAATCCTGGTGGTTCTTTTTGTGATCTGTTCTCTACAATAAATGTAGATCCATCTCTATAAACAACTTCATTGTATGGATCTGCTAAGAATACTGTATTACCATTTCTTTGCTCAATAGTAGTTTCAAGAACATTTTCTTCAATGATAAAATCAATAACAGCAAATTTGTAAGGAACTTGAACAGCAGATCCACCAACGCCATCTGCTCTAGAACCAACAATCAAACTAAATGTAGTTACAAATGTGTCAACATCTTGTATACTTGTAGTAATTTCAATTGAACGACGTAATACTTGCTGTTCTGTAAGAACGTTCATTTCAGCAATTGAAGTAAGATCCAATTGATGATCTGTAATTGTTGTCACAATAGAAGTCGTTGGCAATGAATTGACCTTAATATTAATTGGGTCAACAAGAGGAGAAGATATAGTCTTTATTGTATTGAGTACTTCAACATTAAGACCAATTAAAGTAGACGTGTTATTATAAGAAGTAGTAACAACTTGAGATGTAGAAGATGCTGTAGCAGAAATCGAACCAATAGAAATAGATTCAATCTTAGAAAGTGGTTTGATGAGAATCTTATCTTCTTGTGTTAATTGGAGAGTTGTTTCTTCAATCGTAACAACTTCGGCATTAACAAATCCAGATATATCTCTAGGAGTTACATCGGCAAAACTAATTCTAGAAGTAGTAGAATGTACACTGGTAATGATATTATATGATGTAGGAGGAATGATTGTAATCTGTTCAATTACATCTGGTTCAAATTGATCAACTTCGATTTGGAATTCATTTTCAATTTGATTTACATGAGATTCTTCTTCAACAATCTGAACATCACTGATAGATTGAATAGTAAACTTAGATTCTCTTCTAGCAGTAGAGGCAGAAGAAACACTGACTTCAGTGTAAATCTCAGTGACACCACCAGAAAGTAGAGTGACAAATTCTGGTTCATGAAGAACTAGATCACCAGCATTATGAGCATCAGCTGCTGTACCTAACCAACCTCTGCTAACCCCAAGGAATCTATCTTCTTGTTTCTCTCTATAGAATAGAAGTTCTCTACCAATACGTAATCTACTTGGAGTGTCTGGGAATCTACTAGTATTTGCTACATATACAATCTCTCTGTAATTGTCAGGAGCGTTGATAACTTCTGCCAATGGAGCATCCAAGAATGTTCCGTAACCATTAAGAGAAGGTAGTCCTTTTGGAACAAATGCCTTTCTTGCTGGAATCTGAATGATTGCTGTTAACTGATCTACCTCAATGGTCTTGATAGAATTATCGATTTCAAATCCAGAAACGCCACCAATAACCTGAGTAATGACTCTATCAACATTGTAATTAACAGTTGGTAATCTAAAGATTCTTGGGCTTGCCTTAAGTTCTGTAGGAGCAGCCTGTTGAGGCATTGTTGCCTGACGTTCTTCACCTGCTAAGGTGTTGACATTATTGGTAATTTGATCGGCAGTAGAAACAATAGATCCAGTTGATCCGCCAAATGTAATTAAA